CTTTACCTTATAAAGAACCTTCGCAAACTTTATTAGCTCTTATGGGGGTCGTGGTTCAAGCAGGTCAGCGCTTTGCTTCGATAGCGGACATGCAAGTAGGGGATGGGAATCAGCAAGCAGCAGTGGGGACGACCGTGGCTTTGCTGGAAAGAGGCTCGCGTGTGATGTCTGCAATTCACAAAAGATTGTATGCATCAATGAAACAAGAATTTAAATTATTAGCAAAAGTATTCGCATTATATTTACCACCTGAATATCCTTATGATGTTGTAGGTGGACAAAAAACAATTAAACAAACTGATTTTGATCAAAAAGTAGATATCATTCCAGTTGCAGACCCAAATATATTTTCACAAACACAAAGAATATCTATTGCACAAACAGAATTACAACTTGCAATGTCTAATCCGCAAATTCATAACATGTATGAAATTTATAGAAGTATGTATGAAGCATTAGGTATTAAAGACATTGATAAAATTTTAATGAGACCAGAACAGCCACAACCAAAGGACCCTGCATTAGAACACATAGATGCTCTTGCAGGGAAACCATTCCAAGCTTTTCCGGGACAAGATCATAGAGCACACATGACTGCGCATTTAAATTTCATGGCAACTAACATGGCAAGAAATGCACCTGTTATTATGGCATCATTAGAGAAAAATTGTTTTGAACATATTTCTTTAATGTCACAAGAACAAGTTGAAATAGAATTTCAACAAGAAATACAACAATTACAACAGATGCAACAAAACCCACAAGCAATGCAAAATCCACAAATGCAAATTCAAGTAAAAATGCTTAATGAAAAAATAGAATCAAGAAAAGCAGTCTTAATTGCTGAGATGATGGAAGAATTTATGAACGAAGAAAAGAAAATTACTTCTCAATTTGACAATGATCCTATTGCTAAACTTAAATCTAGAGAATTAGATCTTATGGCACAAGAAAATGCTAGAAAACAACAAGAGAGTAAGGATAGAATCAATCTTGATAAGATGAAAACTATGATGAACCAATCAACAGACACGCAAAAACTTCAACAAAATGAAGATTTAGCTAAATTAAGAGCTAGTACATCATTAGAAAAGACTATTTTATCTGCTCAACTTAAAAATAGATTCCCAAACAAGTAAAAAAGAGGTATAAAAAGCTATGAAAAAACAAAATGAAAAATTAGCAAACGCAAAAAGAACTTTTACTAAAGATTCTAAAGTTAAAGTAGATACTAATCATTCAAAGTATACTAATGCAGAAGGATATCTAGTTGGTGGTATTGATATTGAAATATCAAAACCAAATGAAACTCAAATTCAAGAAGTTCAAGGTCAAGGAAGTATTCTTTCAGAGAAAAAAAGATCAGCTAAGTGGTACTAAGCTATGATTCAAATGTTAGGAGCTGTAGCACCTCTCGCAAAAATTCTTTTTTCAACTATTGAAAAATCAGTTCCCGATAAAGATTTACAAGCAAAGTTAAAAGCAGATCTACAAACTCAATTACTACAGTCTAATACACAAGAATTACAAGCCGCAGCAAAAATTATCGAAGCTGAAGCAAAAGCTGGATGGTTTGCATCGAGCTGGAGACCTTTATTAATGTACGTATTAATATTTATTTTAGTTTGGAACTATATATTAGGTCCAGTACTATTATTTTTTTTTAAAGCTTCTATCACTATAACTCTTCCAGGAGACGTATGGACCCTTTTGCAAATTGGGCTCGGAGGGTATGTGGTGGGCAGGAGCGCGGAATCGGTTGCACGCACTATGGCGAATAAACCGGTAAATAATAACAATCAAGAAAACGGATAAGGATATAACATGAGAAACGATTATAAAATAAGACCAAGACCAGGATTTAAAAAAGGTGGTAAAGCATTTCCAGATTTAACTGGTGATGGAAAAGTAACTTTTAAAGATGTATTAAAAGGTAGAGGTGTCATTAAGAAAAAAGGTGGAATAGTTAAAAAAGGTAAAAAATAATGGGTGATATTGCATTAAGAGGACAAGGTAGAGCACTTTTAAAAAAAGGTGGTCGAGCTAAAGACATGTCCGAAAAACATGAAAGTATGGAATCAATGGCTGAAGAAGCTAAAGAAACTAGAATGGAAAAAAAAGGTTTTAAAGAAACTAAATCTGGTAAAATGGTTAAGGCTGCTAAAGGTGGCCAAGCTAAAGTTGGTAAAGTAATGAGAGAGTTTGGAAAAGGAAAACTACATTCTGGTAAAAAAGGACCAGTTGTAAAATCTAGAAAACAAGCAATAGCAATAGCTCTTTCAGAAGCTGGAATGTCTAAGAAGAAAAAATAATGACTGGATTTGGAATACAAAAAAAAGGGACTTCACCTATTCTTGCAAAAAGAAAAAAATTTAAAGATGGTAGTTATCCACTAATGGATGAAGTTCCGGAACCTAAAATGGAACGAATGCCTTATTATGAAGATGAAAATTACGAACCTAAAATGGAAAGAATGCCTTATTATGAAGATAAAGATTATAAACCTAAATCAGCTAAAAAGAAAAAAAAGTAATGGCTAAACTTTGTCCAAGAGGAAAAGCAGCAGCAAAAGCAAAATTTGACGTATACCCGAGCGCGTACGCGAACATGTATGCGAGCGCAGTTTGTTCTGGTAAAATAGTTCCAGGTGGACGTAAAAAGAAGATGAGTGGAGGAAGCGTTTCACAACAAAGAAAAATGGTATCTAATTACAAACAAGGTGGCGTTGCAAAAGGTTGCGGCGGTGTAATGGAGAACAGAAGAAAAGTTACCAAAAAATATTAATATGAGTTTAAGAAAATGGGTTCAAGAGAAATGGGTAGACATTGGATCTAAACGTAAAGATGGTTCATATGCTCCTTGCGGAAGATCAAAAGGAGAAAAAAGAAAAGGCTATCCAAAATGTGTACCGCTTGCTAAAGCTAGATCAATGTCAGAAGGTCAAAGACGTTCAGCAGTCACAAGAAAAAGAGCAGCAGGAAATACTGGACCAAAACCAACTAATGTTGCAACATTTGCAAAAAGAAAAAAAGCTGCAGATGGTGGATACATTGGACCAGCAATAAATACTGTTTATGATGGAGTAACATTAAATAATCCATCTTATAAAAAATATTACAAAGGAATGATTTAATGTCAAGAGGAACTTGTTGGAGAGGTTACGAACAAAAAGGTATGAAGAAAAAAGGTAATAGATTAGTTCCTAATTGTGTAGCAGCTAGCAAAAAGAAAAAGAAAAAATAATGGGTGATATTGCATTAAAAGGACAAGGTAGAGCTTTTAAAAATTGTGCAGGAAGAGATCCTGAATGTAAATTTAGTACAAAAATAATTGATAAAACACCTAGAAAAAAATTAGCATCTGGATCAACTCCAGCGTGGCAACGTAAAGAAGGTAAAAATCCATCAGGTGGATTAAATAGAAAAGGTATTGCATCTTATAGAGCTGCAAATCCTGGTTCTAAATTATCAATGGCAGTAACAACTAAACCCAGTCAGTTGAAAAAGGGTTCAAAATCTGCTAATAGAAGAAAGTCTTTTTGTGCCAGAATGTCTGGAATGAAAAGTAAATTAACCTCTGCAAAAACTGCAAGAGATCCAAACTCGAGAATTAATAAATCACTTAGAAAGTGGAATTGTTAATATAACAACGAAAGGAAAGACATGGACGCCGTAGTATTTATAACTAAACTACAGAAATTTATCAGAGAATCTTACCAAAACATTGGTGACGCTATGATATCTGGAACAGTTGACAGCATGGAGAAATACAAGTATATGCAAGGACAGGCTAACGCCTATCAAACAATAATTCAGGAAATCTCTAACCTGCTAAATAAGAAGGAGCAAAGTGATGAAAAAGGAAACGTTATCGACCTCGGAAAAGGAAGTTCCAAAGATAAACCTAGGTCTTGAAGAAAAGTATAAGCAAGAAAATAAAGTAGTTGAAGATAAAACAGTAAGAGCAGATAATATATCTGAATCTTTAATTGACAGTTTACCACAACCATCTGGTTGGAGGTTATTAGTATTACCATTTACACCTAAAGATAAAACTGCAGGTGGATTAATTATATCACAGGAATCTTTAGACAAAGCGAGAATTGCAACAAATTGCGGTTACGTTTTAAAGATTGGACCATTAGCTTATTTGGATAAAGAAAAATATTCAACAGGCCCGTGGTGCAAAGAAAAAGATTGGGTGATCTTCGCGCGCTACGCGGGATCGCGATTACCAATCGAGGGCGGTGAAGTTCGTATATTAAATGACGATGAAGTCTTAGGGACAATTAAAAATCCCGAAGATGTACTTCACTATATTTAACCATAGGAGAAAACTATGCTAGAAGATAAAGATGCAAAGACAGTTGACATAGATACATCTGGACCAGAGGTTGATGTTGAGTTAGAAGATACATCTAAACCTGAATCAGAGGTAGTTGAAATTGTTGACCAAGAAACAACTAAGAAAGTTGAAAAGCCTAGTGATGCAAAAGTTGCAGCCGAGACACAAGCCACTAGCGACTCGCCACAAGACGCGAGCGACGAGAACAAAACTCAGAAAGACGAATTAGAAGATTACAGCGAAGGTGTACAAAGACGTATTGCTAAACTCACAAAAAAAATGCGAGAAGCAGAACGTCAAAAAGAAGAAGCACTTCGATATGCAGAAATATTAAAGCATGAAAAAGATGCTACTCTTAAAAAATATTCTGTACTTGAAGGAGTGAGTGTTAAGGATCGAGAAGCGAGGATCAAATCAGGACTACAAGCAGCACAAGCTAAACTTTTTGAAGCAAGAAATGCTCAAGATATAGGTGCTGAAGTAGAAGCTCAAAAAGAAATAGCTAAACTTGGTTATGAAGAAGCTAGATTGATGGATAATAGGGCGATGTATGAAAATACACAAAAAGAAGCTCCTAGAACTGACATCAATTTAAATAGAACTCTTCAAAGACCAGAAATACCAGATTCTAAAGCTGAATCTTGGGGAGCTAAAAATAGATGGTTTGGATCTGATTCTGCTATGACTTATACGGCTTTTGACATACATAAAAAGCTCGTAGACGTTGAAGGATACGATCCAGCAAGTGACGAATATTATGTGGAAATTGATAAAAGAATAAGACTTGAGTTTCCCCATAAATTTGATAAGATTGCAACAACGGAAACGACTAGACCGACACAACAAGTAGCTTCAGCGAAGCGAAGTGTAAAACCTGGTCGCAAAACTGTGAGACTCACGCCTTCTCAAGTTGCTATCGCTAAAAAATTAGGAGTGCCATTAGAAGAGTATGCGAAACAATTAAATATCACGAAGGAGGTATAGGCATATGACAAAAGAAAACATTAAGACCCCACGTGCGAGCCAAACTAGGACTGCTGAAAAGAGACCTACAACTTGGACTCCACCATCATCTTTAGATGCACCGCCCGCGCCGGCTGGTTTCAGACATAGATGGATTCGTACTGAAGTTTTAGGCTTCGACGATACCAAAAACATGTCAGGTAAGATTAGATCAGGATGGGAGTTAGTGAGAGCTGACGAATATCCAGATGCAGTTTACCCGGAACTAAAAGACGGTAAATATTCGGGAGTGATCGGAGTTGGTGGCCTTGTGTTGGCAAGGATACCGGAAGAGGTTGCAAAATCTCGAGAGGCGTATTTTAATAAACAAACGCAGGATCGAGAAGAAGCAATTAGTAACGACCTTTTAAAGGATCAACATCCAAGTATGCCGATCAATAGTGATAGGCAGACTCGTGTAACTTTTGGTGGTACGAACAAAAAATAATTTTTTTGTAATATCAACAAAGTAAATAAACTTAAACAAGGAAAAACTTATGGCTAACAATACAAGTGTCGGCTTTGGTCTAAGACCAGTCGGCAAAGTTGGACAGAACAGAGATGCTCAAGGTTTAAGTGAATATAGCGTAGCGGCAAGCTCGACTATCATATATTTCAATGATGCTGTGGAAATGGCAGACACTGGAAATATTATAGTTGCAGCAGCAGGCGATATACTAATAGGTTCACTTAACGGATCATTTTATACTGACCCAACAACTAAAAAACCAACGTTCTTAAATTATGTTCCTAACAATGCAGCAACTGATATAGTTGCATTTATTAGTGACGATCCTTATGAGCGTTTCGAAATACGTTCTAATAACACTGGTGCTTCAGCGCAAACAGATGTAGGAATGAATGCGGATATAACATACGTAGCGGGCTCTTCAGCTAACTATGTATCTAAATCAACATTAGATGATTCTACACTTTCAGCTGCTAGTGGTCAGTTAAGAGTTATTGGAGCAACAAATCAAATAGGCGACGATGAAATAGCATCTTCTCACGTAGTATGGGTCGTTAATATTAACGAACATTTCTACAAAAACACAACAGGTATATAAAATATGGCTATCTCAAGAGGACAACTAGTCAAAGAACTAGAACCAGGTTTGAACGCACTGTTCGGACTTGAATACAAAAGATATGAGAATCAGCATGTTGAAATATTTGACACTGAAACGTCAGACAGAGCTTTCGAAGAGGAAGTAATGTTATCTGGCTTTGCAAATGCATCAATTAAACCGGAAGGTTCAGCTGTTACATTTGATCAAGCACAGGAGACTTTCACTGCTAGATATACTCATAATACCGTAGCACTTGCTTTTTCAATCACTGAAGAAGCGATTGAAGATAATTTGTATGATAGACTAGCGTCTAGATATACAAAAGCTTTAGCAAGATCTATGGCAAACACTAAACAAATAACTGCAGCAAACGTACTTAACAATGCGTTTAATTCTAGCTTTGCAGGTGGTGATGGAAAAGAGCTTTTAGCTACAGACCATCCTATCATTGCTGGAACATTTAAGAATGAACTAACTACTTCAGCGGATTTAAATGAGACTTCTTTAGAGCAGTCTTTAATTGATATCGCAGCTTTCGTAGACGAGAGAGGTCTTAAAATTGCAGCCAAAGGTGTTAAATTAATTATTCCTTCTGCTTTACAATATACTGCAGAGAGATTAATGGCATCTCAAGGTAGAGTTGGTACATCTGATAACGATATCAATGCAATCAAATCTTTAGGAATGATTCCACAGGGTTATACTGTGAATAATTTCTTAACTGATACTGATGCATTCTTTATCAAAACTGACGTTCCTAATGGTTTAAAGATGTTCGTAAGAGCAGCTATTAAAACAGGTATGGAAGGTGACTTTGATACTGGTAACGTTAGATATAAAGCTAGAGAAAGATACAGCTTCGGTTGGTCTGACCCTAGAGGTATGTTCGGTTCTCCAGGTGCTTAATCTATAAGCATTTTTTATTTTCGGAGCCCCTTTATGGGGCTCCTTAAATCTGATAGAAAGAATGAATTATGACAAAATTGTTTCAAGTAAAACTTAGAGCTTATGGTTACATGGCTAATTTTAACATTGAAGCAGAAGATAGTGCAGAAAGTATAGAACTAGCTGTCCTTGACAAAATAGGAAAAAAAGGTATATTATTAAAAGACAGCATGAGATCTTTTGGTAAAGATAAATGCTGGATAACCTATGAGGAGGTTGTAGATGATGTCAGTTCAAAACCTTTATACGAAGAAAAGGTCATTAGAACTTGATTGGGAGCAACACTACGTTCAAGAGGGAATTTATACTCTTGATATGGTTAGGATTGACGAAGAAATTCGAAGAATCATTAACCAAATTAAATTGTCTGAAGCTGAAATAGCACATAGACAAATTAAAGTAGAAATGGCCGCTCCTGAGTTTTCTATAGCAGGCTAAAAACCTAGCTATATCCGAAAAGTAGATTTTCGATGCAGGTATCCCTTGCGCTATTCAATAAATTCAGTTATATCTTAAGCACTATACATTAACTTCTGATCTAGACGCGTATAGTCGACGGCCTAGAGACTAGATTGGAATAACTAGGAGAATAAAACTATGGCAACAACATCATTCCAAGGGATCGTAAGATCATACGGAGGACAAGACAAATCATTAACAACACCAGGTGTTGTAGTATTATCTGAAACAATTTCATTTGATGCTGCAGCAACCGCAGTTAGTTTAACACCAGTTAGAATTGGTACATCAGCGTCAACTGGTGCTACATTCATTCTACCAAAAGGTGCTATACCAATTTCTTTTACAGTAGTCGTAGCATCATCAGGTGCAGGTTCAACTGTGGATATTGGAACAACAGGTGACGTTGATGGTTTCTTTAATGAAGTAGCTTCGGTTACAAAAGGATCAATCAAAGGTGCAGATGGTGCATTAGTAGTAGCAGGTGGTATACCAGCTAACGCTACTGTAGCAGCTTCTGTTGGAGCAACTGCTGGAACTGGAACAGTTACAGGTGTATTTACATATACAATTGTAGATAATGCTCAACCAGGTGAGTCACAGTAATAATTAATTTTTAAGGAGCTCGAAAGGGCTCCTTAATATATAAGGAGAAAAATATGAAGTCAGATGTAAAACCGGTAATATGTCCCGCTGCTACAAGTACTTTAGTTTTGTTTACTGGACCTACAAGACTAAGAGGTTACATGGTACAAAATGGTACTGCAACTGCAGGAACATGCATAATTAATGGTTTAGCAAATGTTACTACAGTAAGCACTTCAACTAACACACAAGTTTATATTCCAATAGCTGTTGGAGCTAACCAAACTGAAGCATTAAATCTTCCAGAGGATGGAATTTTATATGCAGAACGAAATGGTACTGCAATAGTTGATGGCATTGGAGTTGTTTCAAATACAAGCTTAACTGTTACGTTATTTATAGATAAGTAGGAGTCTAATATGGCTTCATCAGGCACTACAGTTTTTGAAAAAACTTTCTTTATTGACGATATTATAGAAGAGTCATTTGAGAGAATCGGTCTTATTAATAATACCGGTAATCAGATGAAAGCCGCCCGTCGCTCGCTGAACATTATGTTTCAAGAGTGGAGTAACAGGGGACTTCATTATTGGGAAGTTGCACAAAACTCTATTTCAATGGTAGAGGGACAATCTGTTTATACAATTTATAGATCTTCAGGAGATGGTACTTCAGACGGAACACTTAGTTATCTAGATGGTGCAATTACTGCAGGACAAACTACAATTACATTAGATTCAGTATGGCAGTTTCCAACAACTGGAACATTATTAATAGATTCAGAACAAATTACATATACTGGAACTAATACAAGTTCTAATCAAATAACAGGTTGTACACGAGGTGCTAATAGCACTGTAGCTGCAACTCATACTGACAATACTGCAGTTTACGATTATAATTCTATTACGTATGGTGCTGATGATATTTTAGAAGCATCATATAGAAACACAGAACAAGTACCCGTTGTAGATTTTCCACTTACAAAAATTAGCAGATCTGGTTACAGCGCTTTATCTTCTAAATTTTCACAAGGAACACCAACTCAATATTACGTACAAAGACTTATAGATAAAATTACAATTACTTTATATTTAACACCAGGATCAGATCAGGTAAATAATGTAATGTTCTATTATTATGCAAAAAGAATTCAAGATGTTGGAGCTTATACAAATATAACAGATGTTCCATATAGATTTGTTCCGTGCATGTGCGCGGGACTTGCTTATTATTTAGCAGTTAAATTTGCACCTCAACGTGGACAAGAGATGAGATTATTATATGAGGATGAATTAAAGAGAGCATTAGAACAAGATGGCTCTCCTTCAAGTTCATTCATAACACCTAAAACTTACTATCCAAACGTATAATGGGAAATTTATCTAGAGGAAAATATGCTTATATGATTTCTGACCGATCAGGTCAGAGATTTCCATATCAAGAAATGGTACAAGAGTGGAATGGATCATGGGTACATACTTCTGAATATGAAGCTAAACAACCTCAATTAGAACCAAAACCAACAGTTGCAGATCCACAGGGTTTACAATATGCACATCCTGATAGAGTTGAACCACCAGTATTAATTGCATTAGAACCTAATCCTTTTGAATCAATTAAATATTCTGGAGTAACTTATATAAATGTTGATGAACAAAATCATGGAAGATCTACTGGTAATATCGTAAGATTTAGAGGTCCTACTAATGATACAGGTTATACTAGTGTACAATCGTTTGATAATGTTACTGATATTTCAAATGCAAATGGATTCTCTATTATAGTTGGTAAAATAGATTCATCTGGTAATATAACTGATACTACAAATTATTATTATTTTGTAAGTACGAGTACAGCAACAACGGGAGGAGTAGCGGGTGGCGGAGCAGAATGTTCTTCTGGCCCAGTAACTTTACAAGCTTAATATGACATACGCAGAACTAACAGCAAAAATTAGAAACTACACAGAAGTAGATTCAAATGTATTTACACAAAGTATTATTGATGGATTTATATTAGATTCTGAATATAGAATTTTAAGAGATGTAGATTCTGATAATAATAGAAAATATGCAACTGCAACTGTTGTTGCAGGTCAAGCATATGTAAGCACACCTTCTACAGGAACAGATCAAACTTTAATTATAAGAGAAGCTCAAATTATTCCAAGTGGTGTATATACTGGTACTAATGCTGTAGTAGAATATAGAGACACTGGATTTATTAATGAATATAATGCTAGTAATGCAACAGGATTACCTAGATATTTTAGCTATTGGGATGAAGATACTATAGTAGTAGCCCCAATTCCTGACTTGACATATACTATGCAGTTAAATTATATCTTGAAACCAGCAGGATTATCTAGTAGTAATACGACAACATATTTAAGTAATCAGTTTCCCACTGGTTTATTGTATGCATGCCTTGTTGAGGCATACGGGTTTTTAAAGGGTCCGGCAGACATGATACAATTTTATGAACAAAAGTATCAAAGTGTGCTACAAGGATTCTCTATTGAACAAATGGGAAGAAGAAGACGAGATGAATATCAAGAAGGTTCACCTCAGATTCAAAAACAAGGATAGGAAAATATTATGGCAATTACACAAGCGATACCAAATTCTTTTAGAGGCGAACTTTTAACAGGAACACACAATTTTACAGCAGGAACAGGAAACGTTTTTAAATTAGCTCTTTACACATCTGCTTCAACTATGAGTTCAGCGACAACAGCTTATGCATCAACAGCAGAAGTTGCAAACACAGGTCAGTACGTAACGGGTGGTGGAGTTTTAACAAATGTATCACCAGTTGTTTCAGCGGGTGTAGCATTTATAGATTTTGATGACATTTCTTTTACTGGAGTTACTTTAACTGCAGCAGGAGCTTTAATTTATAATACATCAGCAACTAATAAAGCAGTAGCAGTATTAAGTTTCGGTGGAGATAAAACTGCAACCTCTGGAGTTTTTACAATTCAGTTTCCAGCAGCAACAACATCAGCGGCAATTCTAACGATTGCATAATAGGAGTAACCTATTATGGCAAATACAATAAGCTGGGGCCAATTAAGTTGGAGTGCAGGTAATTGGGGACTTCAAGATTTACAAGAAGGTTGGGGTTATAATACTTGGGGAACAACTGCCTGGGGAAATAGTAATATAAGTGTTACAGCTCTTGTAACAGGTCAACAATTAAATTTAAATTTAAATAGTGTAACTGCAATAGGAACGGCAGTTGTAGATTTAACAGGTCAATCATTAATCACATCTTTAAATAATGTAACTGCAATAGGAACAGCAGTTGTAGATTTAACAGGACAATCATTAATCACATCTTTAAATAGTGTAGATGCATTAGCAGTTACAAATATAAGTGTTACCGGTCAGCAATTAAATATTTCTGAAGGTCAAGTAGATGCAGCTCCTGATGCAGACGTAACGGGTCAATCATTAACTACATCTTTAAATAGTGTAACTGCAATAGGAACAGCGGTTGTAACTTTAACAGGTCAATCATTAATTACATCTTTAAATAATGTAGATGTAGCAACATTTACAAATGTAAGTGTTACCGGACAATCCTTAACTACATCTTTACGTAGTGTAAATGCTGATCCAGTTACAGATATAGATGTTACAGGACAATCACTAAATGTTTCTTTAAATGGAGCAACTGTAACAGGTTCTGCTGTTGTAGATTTAACAGGTCAATCTTTAACTGCTTCTTTAAATAGTGTAACTGTAGCAATAGGTCAAAATGTAAATGTTACTGGTCAATCATTAACAGGGTCTTTAAACAGTGTTTCTATTATTGGTAATGCTACTGTTTCCTTAACGGGAAATACGTTGACTATAGGCTTAAATAGTGTAAATCCTCAAGTCTGGACAATAATTGATACCGGAACTACTGTAAATTATATAAATGTAAGTACAGGAACTACGTCAGCTTACACAAACGTAAGTACAGGATCTACAGCAACCTGGACAAATGTTGACACGGCTGCTTAAATTAAATAATATAGTATAATAAGGAATTAATATGGCATCAAGTTATTCTACCGACCTCAAACTAGAATTAATGGTTACTGGCGAAAACGCTGGTACATGGGGTGATATTACAAATACAAATTTAAATATTTTACAACAAGCAATTGGTGGTTATCAAGAAGTAAGCATTGCAGGTGGTGCTCAAACTACTGCATTAGTTTTTTCTAATGGAGTAATTTCTAATGGAAAAAATGCAGTTATTAAATTAACAGGTACAATTACAGGAAACCAAATTGTAACAATTCCAGATGGAATTGAAAAAACATATATTATATATAATGGCACAACAGGTGCTTTTACAGTACAAATTAAAACAGTATCAGGAACAGGTCCCACATTTGCTACAACAGATAAAGGATTTAAATCAGTTTTTTCTGATGCAACAAACATTGTAGATGTTCCTCTTGGAGTTCCAGGTGGATCTAATACACAAGTTCAATTTAATAATTCAGGATCATTTGGTGGTTCTGCTAATTTTGTTTGGGATGGAACAAATTTAGTTCTTGATACAGAAGGTGCATTAAGATTAGGTGATAATGCCGGATCAGCTTATGTTGGATTAAAAGCTCCAGCTACAATTTCAGGTGACACAGCTTATACATTAACATTACCAACTGCAACAGGAACAAGTGGTCAAGTACTATCATTATCAGATGGTTCTGGATCTTTATCTTTCGCAACTGTATCAGGTGGAGCCGCGTGGCAAGCAGTAGTGACATCAAGTCTTACTGTAGTTGCAAAAGCAGGATACTTTGTAAATACATCAGGTGGTGTAATCACTACAACTTTACCAGCATCAGCAACAATTGGAGATTTTATTTCTTTCATAGATTATGCGGGAACATTTGACACTAACAATTTAACTGTCGCTCGTAACGGACACAACATTCAAGGTTCAGCAACAGACTTAACGGTGGCAACAGAAAGAGCAGGATTTACACTTGTATACGTTGATGCAACACAAGGTTGGCTATTACAGAATAATTAAGGGAGGTTTGAAATGACAACCTTTAAAGAAATACGCGGTACTGCAGTTCAGTCAGTATCATCAGATCCATCTAATCCAGAAGCAGGACAACTTTGGTATAATAATTCTATTGGAGTTTTAAAAGGTTATGCACTTTCTGCTGCTGCTTGGGCTAGTGGTGGAAACATGGGGACGGCTAGAAGATTTTTAGGTGGAGCAGGAACTCAAACTGCTGGTTTAGGATTTGGAGGTTTTACAACAGTGGTTACTAATGTAACAGAAGAATACGACGGATCTACTTGGACAGGTGGTGGAAATTTAACAACTTCTAGAAGTGCTTTAGGTGGCTGTGGAACACAAACGGTTGGTTTAGGTTTTGGTGGTTTTAATGGGACAACAGGAATTAATAATACAGAAGAATACGATGGAAGTGCTTGGACATCAGGAGGAAATTTATCTACAGCTAGATATGCTTTAGGAAGTGCTGGTACACAAACATCTGCTTTAGGATTTGGTGGATATACAACAGCTTATGTTAATAATACAGAAGAATACGATGGTTCCGCTTGGACAGCTGGAGGAAATTTAGGAACTACTAGAGGTAGATTTGCAGGTGCTGGTACTCAAACAGCAGGATTAGGATTTGGAGGTGATGATGGAACAGCAGCTGTTGCAAATACAGAAGAGTATGACGGATCGGCTTGGACATCAGGAGGAAATTTAGGAACTGCTAGATATGTTCTAGCAGGAGCAGGAACTCAAACAGTAGGATTAGCATTTGGAGGTGCTACTAATCCTCCATTAGTTAATTCAAACGGAACAGAAGAATATAACGGAACAGCTTGGACAGCTAGTACAGCTATGACAACAGCTAGAAGGCAATTAGGAGGTGCAGGAACTCAAACAGCGGGTTTAGCATTTGGTGGTCAAACAACAGTTAACGTTGCAAACACAGAAGAATATTCAGGAGCCGTTCTTGTAACCAAAACAATAACAACATCAACTTCATAAAATGACAACATACAAAGAAATTTTTGGTAAATACGTCAAGAACTACAGTTCAGATCCGAGCTCCGATATTGAAGGTCAGATATGGTATAATACAACTTCGGGAACATTTAAGACTAATTTAAATATTGGTGCTGCGTGGGCGAGTGGAGGAAATTTAGCGACAGCTAGAAGATATTTAGCAGGAGCAGGTTTACAAACAGCAGGTTTAGCTTTTGGTGGGTATTCAACAGTAAATTCAAATGTCACTGAAGAATATGACGGTTCAACTTGGACTGGTGGAGGTAACATGGGAACGGCTAGATATTTTTTAGCAGGTGCTGGTACACAAACAACAGGATTAGCTTTTGGCGGTAATATTTATCCCCCAACAACCAATGTTCAAACTGCTACAGAAGAATATGATGGCTCGGCATGGACGGGTGGTGGAAATATGGGAACAGCAAGAAAAGCTTTAGCAGGTGCTGGAACTCAAACAGCGGGTCTTGGTTTTGGTGGAAATAATGGAACAACATTTGTTGCTAATACAGAAGAGTATGATGGCTCGGCTTGGACTGGAGGAGGAAATTTAGGAACGGCAAGACAATCTTTAGCAGGAGCAGGAATACAAACAGCTGGTTTAGCTTTTGGTGGAAGTGCAGGAGGTAATACTACCGCAACAGAAGAATATGATGGATCAGCGTGGACAGCTGGTGGAAATATGGGAACTGCAAGAAGAGAATTGGCTGGTTGTGGAACTCAAACAGCAGGTTTAGCATTTGGAGGACAAATAACAGCAATAACAGCAGCAACCGAAGAATATAATGGAACATCTTGGACCACTGGAGGAAATTTAGGAACTGCAAGAAATATTTTAGGAGGTGCTGGATTACAAACAGCGGGATTAGCTTTTGGTGGAAATACAACGGCTAACACAGCGGTCACAGAAGAATACACAGACCCAACATTAGCGGTACAAACAATAACTACAAGTTAGTTTACATTATGGATAAATTGACTTATAATAACTAACCAAGGAGCATAAATATGGCACTTTTTATATACGGTACAGCAATAAACACAGGTAAAAATTTTTTTACTGCAGAAGATAGAAGAAACTTTTTCTTAAGAAGTTATCCAGGCAACGTTTGGGTAGTCGGCAATTCTGAAAAAGGAGCTCTATGGTTAGCAGAGAAAAACGGAGTTGAAAAAACTAAAGCAGAAGCACAAGCAATTGTGACAGCAGAAGTTACAGCGGCTCAAGCAGTTTATGATGCTTTACCAGAAGATCAAAAAAATAGACCAGGATTCAATCAAAGACCGACCGCTATAACTTTACCGTAGGTCACTTACATGACGACCTATAATCAGTTAGCAGGATACAGAGTCAACTACTTAAGCGCTGATCCAACACTCAATTCAGGCAACGAGGGACAGGTGTGGTATAATTCTACCACTGGAAAATTAAGATCATTAGTTCAAATTAAAGCGTGGAGCGCTGGAGGAAGTTTATCTACTGCAAGAAAATATTTAGGAGGTTGTGGATTACAAACCGCAGGACTTGCTTTTGGTGGAGAAACAACAGTTGGTGTAAATAGTACAGAAGAATATAATGGTTCTTCTTGGGCAGCAGGAGGAAATTTAAATACAGCTAGATATGCTATAGGTGGAGCAGGCACTCAAACCGCAGGTTTAGGATTTGGTGGTTATACGACAGCTAATTCAAACGCAACTGAAGAATACGATGGCTCTGCATGGACGGCAGGTGGAAATTTAGGTACTACTAGAAGAGGCCCAACAGGAGCAGGTACACAAACCGCAGGTTTAGCATTTGGTGGCCAAGCAACAGCAGTTTCAAATTCTACAGAAGAATATGACGGTTCAGCGTGGACGGCTGGAGGAAATTTAGGAACAGCTAGAAGATATATAGGTGGATGTGGAATTCAAACAGCAGGACTTGCTGCAGGTGGACTTACGACAGTAAGTGTTGCTGATACAGAAGAATACAATGGAACATCTTGGACAGCAAGTGGAAATTTAAATACAGCTAGGCATGGGTTAGGTGGAGCAGGAACTCAAACATCAGGTTTAGCATTTGGTGGTCGTATAATAGGTGGATCTAATACAACGGCTACAGAACAATATGACGGATCAACTTGGACAAATGTTACAAGTATGTCAACGGCTAGAAGATTTTTAGGAAGTGCTGGAACAGCACAATCAGGTTTAGGATTTGGTGGTAATACAACGGTAGTAGTTGCCAACACAGAAGAATTCACTTCTTCAATCGATGTTACTACAGCAGCAGCGTGGGCGAGCGGCGGGAATATGGGGACCGCGAGAACTGCTTTAGCAGGAGCAGGCACACAAACAGCAGGACTTGGTTTTGGTGGACAAACACCAAGTTTATCAGCTTTAACAGAAGAATATGACGGTTCTGCTTGGACAGGTGGAGGAAACATGGGAACAGCTAGAACAGCTTTAGCAGGTTGTGGAACACAAACATCTGCTTTAGGTTTTGGTGGTTATACAACAGCAAATTCAAATGCCACAGAAGAATACGACGGTTCGGCTTGGACAAGTGGTGGTAATATGGGAACAGCAAGATATGGATTAGGTGGGGCAGGTACTCAAACAGCTGGTTTAGGTTTTGGTGGTGCACAAACAACTACAAATGTAACAGAAGAATATGACGGATCAGCATGGACTGCTGGAGGAAATATGGCAACTGCAAGATATTTTTTAGGTGGTGCTGGAACTCAAACTGCTGGTTTAGCATTTGGAGGATTTCCAACAGCAAATTCAGCAGCTACAGAAGAATATAATGGCACAGCTTGGACTACAGGAGGAAATTTAACGGGTCCAAGAGATGCTTTAGCAGGTGCTGGTACTCAAACTGCAGGGCTTGCTTTTGGCGGAGTACCTGGAACAGGATTATCTGCACTCACAGAAGAATACGATGGAACTAACTGGATAGCAGGAGGAAATTTAAATACAGCTAGAAGATTACTTGCAGGAGCAGGAACTCAAACGGCAGGTTTAGCTTTTGGTGGAACTACAACAGGTAATTCAAACGCAACTGAAGAATATACAGGAACAATACTTACACCAACCGCTTCAATCTTGACAACTTCATAGTAAAGTATTATATCTCCAATCGAATGACAGAGAAGAGAAATATAAAGAGTTTAATACAGCAAGAAGAGATTCACTTAAATAATCTACTTGATCCAAACGATCTTAACGCATTCAAAGGAATGGTTGAGGAGCTTCGTGATACGTGGACAAAAAAACAAATATTTCGAACAGAAACAGAAGCTAGAATTTCAGTATTACAAGATGCAAAGTATCCAACCGTATCTTCTAAATACTGGCAATGTATTAGAGAACAAAACGTATTTTTAGAAAATTTAATGTCATTATCTTTTGATTACAGAAGAAATGATGCAAAGATTAAATGGTTACAAAAGAAATTAGAAACTGAAACAGATGAATATAAATTAGAATGTTTTAAAATAGATTTAGATGAAAAGATCTATGCACAAGCAAATATGGAACTTGTTGCAAGAGATCGTATGCGAGAAATTAATATGTGGTCTAATTTGAAAAAAGAATTTGATGATGGATCATTTGACACTAAAAATGTAAACACTCATCAATTAGAATCATATCACCAAATCATGAAGAATAAGGCGGAAACATTAACATCAGGATCTTCTCAACCAGAAGTATTCAATGTTCTTGGACAATTACAAACTATTGAAAGAGTAAAGAAAGAATTAGGATTACTTAAACATGATGAGAAGAAAGCAATTGGACAACCCACATTCGGAAAACAAAACAGCTAAAGAATTATTCTTTTTGGTAGCTTTACCAAGATCAGGTAATACTTTATTTGGTTCGTTGATGAATCAAAATCCAGATATAGCTGTAACACCTAATTCTATTACATTAGAGATAATGAAAGATTTATTCCTACTTAAACAAACAGATGTATTTCAAAACTATCCAGATCATAAATCATTAGATAACGTATTAGATAGTATATTTGATACTTATTATAAAGAATGGCCGCAGCGTTATATTATTGATCGTGGACCTGTAATGACGCCTGGTAATTTTATGTTAATGAATAAACATTTCAGACGTCCATTTAAATGTATTATCATTTTAAGAGATGTATTAGATGTTCTTGCATCTTATGTTAAATGGTTTGAAAAAGAACCAACTAGTTTTGTTCATAGATATAATAAAAAAAACACAGAAGAAAAACTATGGATGTTAATGAATAAAGATGGCGCTATTGCAAAGGATCTAGAAGCTATAAAGAATTCTTATAACTATCCTGGAATTTGTCATTATTTAAAATATGATGATTTAGTAAATCAACCAGAAATTGAGATAAACAAAATATATGACTTTTTAAAAATACCTAGATTTAATCATAACTATAAATCCTTGAATCAATTTAAAATAAATGGTATAGGTTACGACGATACAGTGGTTGGAAATAGAATGCATACTATTAGAGAAGATATAAGAAAGGAAGATAATCCTTACAGATCACAATTGCCTAAAAGCATTGTTGATGCGTATGGACATATAAAATTTTAATGAAGATATTAATATTTGGATTACCAGGATCAGGCAAAACTACATTTGCTAAAAAATTAGTTGAGAATAAAAAGATACCACACTTCAATGCTGATGAAATTAGAAAGCTATTTGAAGATTGGGATTTTACAGAGAACGGTCGTAAACGACAAGCTAATCGTATGATGACTATGTGTGATCTTGCAGTTAATCATGTAGTTGTAGACTTTGTTTGTCCATTTGAATCTTATAGATCATTCTATGATATGAAGATTTGGATGAATACAATTGATAAAGGAAGATTTGAAGATACGAATAAAGTATTTGAAAAACCTAAAAAAGTAGACTTTGAGATAAAAGATTTTAATTACGATAAC